CCCGCCGCCCCCGCCTCCTCCCTGCGTACTGGTATTGTTTCCATAGCCGCCACCACCGCCGCCGACTGCATAGGCAGCAATGATTCGGCCGCCGTTGGTATCCCCAGGATCAGGCCAGGAGGTGCCTGATAGTAGAACTACGACCTTCTGGGTCATGATCCCATCAATCAGCAGTCAATTTCGGCGTCAGTAGTATCTGATCCCCGTTATTAGCCGGCGTGAAACTCGTGAACGCCTCGGCCCAAAGAAGTGTCCCTGAAGTCGCCTGCACTAGAAAGTATCCATAGACGGTCGGATTAGTCGTGAGCGCTCCGGTAAACGTCCACGTCTGTTGCGCGTAATCGGCATGTGAGGGTGAGGCCGACGTAAATGTCCAACTAGCGCCGGCAAGAGACTTCGAGGCATAACCACCACCCGCAGCTTCCGTGTAGGTGCCGCCGGTATCGGTCTCCGACGGCGTGACGTTGGTCGCGAAGAGCTTTAACGTCTGATCCTGACCTGCGGTGTTATTGAGAAATGCTTTAAGGGCGATCAGCTCGCCGACTTGGGGTACGACAAGTGTCATGGCGCCCTCTCATATCCCATATTGCGGGCGACGGATTCGTGTGGTCGACGCTTGGCTGGGATCTCATCGAGATACGCCTGGCGTAGGACGGAAGCCGGAACATTGACCTCGGCAGTATTGAATCCATCGGCATCGACGAGCATCACGCGTGCAATATCATGCTGCCCGATGTCCATGAGGATTCCGGTCCTGTCGCTGTAGCGCACCCACATGCCCCTGGCGGGCGCCGTTTCGTGGGGATGGCTTTGCGTGGGCCGGCGGCGCAGCGTAGAGCCAACGGCGACATGCGTCGGAATCGCTCTCGGGCCTGAGGTTTTAGGCGCATGCACGCGCGCCCCTTTGGTGAAGGGCCACATTTAATGTGTCAACTCAGTGATAAAGAGGTTTCCGGCGGCGCTGTCCTGAACCACTCCGACCTTATCGCCGGTGTTACATGCAAGTGGGATAGGAGCAGTCCCGCCTTTGATGAAGCAGCTTGTCGTCGTCGCAACTGGGTTAGATCCAATCTCAACGTGGCAATCCTGCGTGGCGGCAAGAAGTACCGCATGAGTTTGAGCCCCCACCGACGTAGATTGTGCATTGGTCGCAGTGAAGGCGACCTTCTGGCCGGAACCTGCAATCGGCTTCCATGGGGCAATGGGGAGCCATTTCGACATTTTTGGTGTCTCCAAAAAGTAAAAGGGGCGCCACGAGCACGCCCCTGAGTTGGATCAACGACTAGCCGGTCGTGTCGAATATTCCGCCGATTGCCTTCTCGTTGCCGACTTCCATGGTGTACTCAACGATGAGCAGCTTCTTGTCGGAGTCGCCAGTCTTGGCGAGCGGCACGGTCTGGAATGGCCGAAGGTATGCCACGCGCAAATACTCCGGTTGGATCGCGTACACATCCCCGCTCTGCGCAAGGAAAATGTCGGGCACGATCCGAATCATGCCGAAGTCCGTTTCGTACTCATCTATCGCCGTGCGCAAGGTCTTGTCCTCGACCTTGTTGAAACGAGTGCCGGCGGGACCGGTGAACTTCGACACCGCCTGCTTATTCGTCGGTGAGACGAGAATGTAATCGGGCGACTCGCCGCTATTCTTGTACATGAGTTCCGCGAGGCTATCGACATTGGCCTCGGTGAGCGCCACGGTCGTTCCGGAGTATGTGCGGGCATGCGAGCCGCTCCCATCCGTTGGATTCGCGCCGGCTGGGGTACCGCCAGAGTTGAATACCGTGTTCGTGATGAGCCACGCCGGCAGACCGCCCATATTACGAGCGACAGTCGAGCTTCCGACCGCCTTTGCCTGATTGAGCGTGAGAATGCCTTCCATGTCGCGCTTCAGGGCCTTCGAACTCTTCAAGAGCTGATAGCCCATCTTGTTGGAACCCCCCGCGGCCACGACCGACTGCGAGGTGCCCGAGATTTGCACAGTCTTGCGGCTGATCTGCGTGTAGTTTCCACGCCGAACCGTGGGGATCTGCGCATCGGCAGGCGTCATCGCCTTCGATCTGCGCATTGGCGGTGTTCTGAGCGGCGAGAGAGTCCTCGTTCCACTCGTGATAGGTCTGCTCAGCCTTGGTTTTCTTCGCCATGTTGAGCAGAGGGGTCTTGTACGGATCAACGTTGTAGATCGCGTTGGTGAGGTCCTCGCGAATGTTGACCTGCGAGTAGGTCTGGTAAGTATTGGTAGGGGCTGACATGGAAATCTCTTAAGGTTTAAGCGAACTGCTCAAAGTACGCAGCAGCGGCGTCATTGTTTTTGAAGCCGCTGTCGGACCAAGCCTTTCGCGCAGATTGGGACGCGGCCTGTTTGGGGTCGCGGACTTGTCGAGTACCGGGGGCGGCCATCTTCGGAGCCGCGCGCACGATTTTTAGGGTCTTTGGCAGTTGCGCTTGGAGCTTTGCCTGATTGGCGAGGTGCTGCGCCGCAAGATCCAACACGAGGAGATTGCGGTAGTCAGTGACACCCTGAAGCTCGGCGTCAGAAAACCCGAGTTTTCGCCCTGCCGAGAGCATAGCCTCGCGGGCGGCGGCGAATTTCGCCGGGTCGCGCCACTCCGGACGCGCTTGGTAGAGGTTCTCACGCTCGCGCGAGAGAGCTTGCAGACGCTCTTGGTTTTGCGCCTGGGTCTCTTGCTGCTTTGCCTGAGCAACCTGCTGAAGCTGAGTGTTCAACGCGCGCTGGCGTTGCTCAAATTGCTGCATCAGCGCGGCATATTCGCCCGGGTTCTGGACCCGAAGCTCTTGCCACTGCTGAGGGGTAATCGAGTTGTAATCGGCGTTTAGCTGATCTTGAGCCGTCTTGAACAGCGACTCGACCTGCTGAATCCGAAGGCCCAGCGCCTGGCGAACCTGCGTCTGCTCGGCGCTGAAGGCTTCGCGCTCTTTCGCGGCCTGCTGCATGCGATCGTATGAGGCGGAGGAGAGCTGATAGCCCTTGACTAACTCATTGAGCGGCACCGCGCTTTCTCTGCCGTCTACCTTCACGGTAACCGGCAGTCCCATGAAAGCCTCGGCGTCAAGGCCGGTATCCTTCAGATACTCATCGAGTGACGAGTAAGCCTTCTCTTCCGGAGGCGCCTCAGGCGGCTTTGCTTCCTTCGCTGCCGCCTGTTTCGCGGCCTCGATCTCTTCGGGAGTCTGTTGGGCGGCTTGCTGCTGTTCGGACTCTTGCGCTTGCTGCGCATCAGCTTCTTGCTGCGCTTTGCCTTCCGGCGTCTCTGCCTGTTGCCCTTCAGCGGCAACGCTGGCCTCCCAAAGGCCCTGGAATTGATCGACAGTGTCTTGCGGCTGGGAGGGGGCTGCATTCTGCACAGGCGCAGAGGAAGCGGCCACGCCCGGCTGGGTAGTGGTTTCCATCATGACTCCAGAAATGAAAAAGCCGGCTCATGGCCGGCTTGATTGGTGGTTACGAAACGAGACTCAGATTCGGATGCCGTGCTTGATGGCAGCGGCCATGCGGTCGGCGAAATTCTCGCGAAGCTTCAACTGCTCGCGGGCGTAGTCGCCGCTCAGCATTACAGCTTTCAGGTGATCCAGAAGCTTGCCCCAAAGCTGCTCAGCGATGATGAGGCGCGTATGCATGTCGGTGTCTGAGAGCTTGACGCTCTCGCGCATCAGCCGAAGCTCAGCGTCGATGCGATTGCAGGCTTCCTTGAAAACAGGGGTAGCCAAGACACGTTCGGCCTCGCCAGCGCGGGAGATTTCCTGCTGAGGAGTGGGCGATTCGGAAATCACGCCCGACCCTCCAGACCTGCAACGTCCTGCCGCAGCACTTGGCCAGCGTTCGCTGATTCATCACCCTTCAACTGCGCGGCGACGATTGGGGCCATGGCACGGACTAACGCCATGAACATACTCGCATCGAGTCCAGCCATATCGACGGCCCGATCTTCCTTGTTCTGGACGGCTGAATGGACGACTTCCGCTTGCGCGCGAGCCTGCGCGCCCTGCTCTGAAATCTGCGCCTTCTGTACGCCGGCCTGCGCCTGCATCTGGACCTGCTTCGTGCGCTCCTGCGCGGCGAGTAATTGCGGAGGCGGCTGCGGCGGGTGCTGCGCTTGCCACTGCTTGAACTCATCCGAATCCGGGTCCATCGCAAACCGCTCGGGCTGCTCGTAGCCCAAGAGGAGCGCGCCGATCTTGAAGGTCTCGTACGCCTGCTTGGGGCCCACAAGGCCGACCGCCGCGATTTCCTTTTGCATATTCGCGAGCAGCATGAGATTGGCCCTGGATTCTTCCCGCGTGCCAGAGCCGAGTCCGACGTTTGGCGATACGAGCGTGCGCTCGCCCCATTCCCGAGGGTCTACCTTCACCCATTTGCCGCGCATCTGAAACTGCAACGGCTGATTCTGATGACGGACCATCAGCGCGCGGATCTTCAAGAAGGCGTCTTTGAGCCCCTCTGCGAGGCAGCGGGCAATGAGTTCCACCTTGAGTGAGGCTGCCGCCATGCCGGCCAACTGACCGCCTTTGGTGACGTTCTGGAGGGCGTCCGCATCAAGGCCCACCGTGTCCTTACCGATGCCGGTCCGGAACTCCCGCCAGGAATCGACGTATTCCATGGTTGGGATGACCTGCTCCATCATGTTCGAAGGATGAGTAAAGGGCATCAGCACTTGGGAGGGCGGCCCATTGGTCCGCACCACCCCGCCGGCCCGGCTCGTCATCAAGTCCGAGAGGTTCACGCGCTGCCAATCTGCGGCTACGCGGCCATTGTTCGCAAGCCGCAGGTTATTCAAGCCCTGGCGCATGAGCTCCGACTTGATGACCTGGATGTCGGCCAGCTCGTCGTACATCGAGAGTCCCGTATGCCGGTGCGGCATGCGCTTCGAGACGCCGGAGGCAATCGGGACTTCCTCAAGCTCCTCGTTCTCAGCGATCTGATCCCCGAGCACAAGTACGCGGCGGAGTTCCGCGACCCCATCCCCGTCGTAATCGACGCGGATCGTCACGTCCCGGACCTGAATCTCCTGCATGGCGAAGTCGGCTGGGTTCTCCACCGACATCTGGTCCACGACGACATCGCGAGCCAGAGCGTCCATCTCAAGCCAGCGCGGCTCACCGGGCGCCGCGGAATTGACGATCGCCTCGTCATGACCGTCAAGGATCAAATCCGAGCGCGCCTTGGCCGTCTTGTGGCAAAGGAATGGCGCGCCCTCAAGATTCAATCGCGCCTTGGGCGATACCAGCATCTCCTCTGGCGGCACGCACTCCACACGGATGCGATTGTTCTCCTTGACACGGCGGAGCTTCACGTCGAAAACGGTGAGCGGAGGGGCTGGCGGCTGAGGGGCGCCGTACAGCGATATCGGCTGCTGGATTCCCGCTTGGGGCTGAGGAGCGCCCATTCCCTGCGCTGCCGCCGGGGCCGGTGCAAGCTGAGCTTGCGGAGCGCCTTGAACGCCCGGAGGAGGGACGGGCGAAGGCTGCGGGGTGGGTTGCGACCCCGGCGGCATATCGATGGGGTATTCGCGCTGCTCGAGAACCGTGACTTTCTCGTCCTTGTCATCTCCGAGCAGTTCGACCAACTCCTCCTGCGTCAAGCCGCTATAGCGCTCGACGGTCGATTTGGTGCGCGTCTCGAGGTAGACCTTGATGTAACCGTTGCGTAAGAGCAGGGCGTCCTTGCAGTAGTCGTGGATGACGAAAAAGCCGTCGTTCTCCATCATGAAAACGTGTCGGACGGCTTCAGTTTCTAGCTCCGCCTGGTCTACATCGTTCTCATTCTCTGGATCGAAAACGCACGGCGTTCTGGCGGCAGCAAAAATCCGCATTAACTGCGTCATGATCCATTCGACCGTATCGCGAAGCTCGGGCAGAACGACGGTGCTTGAGCCTTCGACCTCGTTGCCCAGGGGGCGCGCATAGTACGCGTTTAGCGCATTAAAGCGGTCGATCTCAAGAGTCGTCAGAAGCTTCGACGAGGAGTAGTAGGTCGTTCCTACCGTCGCTCCGGCCGCAACTTGAGAGCCTAACGCCTCCTTCTCATAGTTTGAAATGAGGGCGAGCAACTCCGGATCTGTCATCGGAGTTGCGCGCGCAGCGTCGGCCATTTCAGTTCTGCTGCTTCTTGTTGAGCTTCAAAGTCGGCCGAGACGCCATTGCGAGGTTATCAGAACCTTGATGTAACAATCTCTCCAGCGATTCTATGCGCGCCTCGAGCGCTGCGACTTTCGCCTCGATCGCCATGATCTTCGTTTCGGTGGCAATGCTCATCAGATTGCTCTCTCAAATCGGTAATTGAGCGGGCCGTTGAATCCGCTTTGCCATTTGGCGCTATAGCGAAAATACATCTTCCCGATAGGACAGAAAAAGACTCGGCCTTCGACATCACCAGTCTCTCTAATCAACCCATTGTGAAACGGACAAATCGAGTGCTCGGCGCCTTCTGTGTCGTGCAGCTGGATCGGAGGACGAGCGATGTCGGAGAGTTTCATCGAAACGGCTCGCCATGCGCCCAGACGACCAACGCGTGCCGAATTCCGCGAGTAACCGGCTGTACCCGATGCGGTAACCAGCTCGGGAACGCAATCACATCTCCGCGTCCCTTGGGCATTTCTACCGTCCAGCATCCCAACTGCATCTGGAGTTCGCCGCCATCGTAGTCGTCAGGTCCAGAAAGCTGAACAGATAACGCGAGCTTGCGGTAAGGCTTCTGACCCGGCAGCGCATCGACGTGCCAGCCGAAGTGATCGCCGACTTCGTACACGGCGTACTGAAGTGGCTCCGAAATGCCTTCGAGATCGAAGCGGAAAAACTCGGCGTTGATGTCCTGGACGATGCGCCACATCTGATCCGTGAGACGATAATCATCCACCCACCGTACCGTCCCGGCTCGGTGATTGTCCGGCGCGTAATTGGCCGTCGCTTTTCTGACCTGATACCTAGCGCATGTTTCGAGAATCGGAGCCGGATCAACGGCGCCCGTAAAGGCGCGCGCCTGAGCCAGTTCCGCTGCGTTCATACCGCGTGCAAATTGGGATATTGCAGAGGAGGCAAGCCGCCCATGCCGAATTCTTCCTGATTCAAGCGACTTGCTACCGCGAAATAACGGAATGCGTCTGCGCCGTGGCTTGCCCAGTCGTGAACCGGAGCCGCGAATTCTCCGGCTCGAGCTTTCCAATCACGCCGATAATGCTGAAGTGCTCGCAATCCATCGGCGCACTTCACCGCATCGAACCAGCACTGGGGGAAGATCATCTTGGCGGCGGAAATTCCCTCTTCAGCGCCGAGTCGCGGAACAATCAGGGCGCGAATGCCGTTTTGCTGCAAGACATCCTCGTAGGTGAGGCCAGTTCCTTTCTCGCGAGCCTGCGCATCGTGCGGCAAGTAGTGATCGCCCAACGCGTATCCGCGCGACCTTACCCACGCGGCAGCGTCCGCAGCGGTCCTGCCGCGCGCTTCGTAGTAGTCGATCAAATGCCACTCACGCCCGCAGCGCTGAGCACACCAAATCGCCGTGGCATCTGAAATGCCAATGTCCCAATACGTATTGACTAGGACCGATCCGTCATACGAAACGCCCGCAATACGCTTCTGCTCACGGGTCTTGTTGAGTTCATCGCGATAGATGGCGCCCGGAACGTCTACCACGCCCCACCGACCGAGCAAGAGAGCCGCCCTCTCAGCTACGGGCAGTGCTTGTAGCATCGCCTCATATTGGCCGTCGGCCGCCAGGTAGGGATTATCCGAAAGGAGCGCCGGAATAAACCGTAGCTTCTTTGTGATCTGCCTGCCATCCTCGAGATTCACATGCAGCTCGCGAAAAGCCGCATCTCCGCTATCCGCAATACCCCACCGCTGCTGAATCCATTTCGGTCCTGGATTGCAGGTCGCGCGCATGTAGCAACGCAGTGTAGCGTCCGTCGAGCGCAGCCGGCTCGAGAGGTATTCCCACACATAAGGGCTTGAATAGTGACTCAGCTCATCAATGCCGATCCACTGGAACTCATGGCCCTGGTAGTCGTGAACGTCTACATCCCGGTCACAACTGCCGAAGATGATTCGACCGCCCCCACCGAAGCGCCATTCATTCCATGGACGATCGCGAAACTCGGCGGCAGGATCTACTCTTGGATAAATCTGCCGCGCTCGATCCAAGAGCTTTCGCAGCTGCGGAAAGGTCTTGCGGAGCAACAGACCGCGATAGTTCGGATTCGAGATCGCCCGCTGTTGCAGTCCAAGCGCATCCACGACGAGGGCATCAGACTTCCCCCCGCCCGCAGCGCCCCCATACAGGACTTCGTCCTCATCAGATGCGAGGAACTCAGCCTGCTTTGGCGTGGGGTCCCAGTGATCCATTCTTGGGAGGTACGGACAGCGTAAAGTTCAGCGCTGAGCCGTCCGGATTCTGAAGCGTAGTGGACTGAAGATCGGGAATGCACTTCTTCAGCAATCCCAACGCTGCTGATACCTGCGACTTCGAAAGCTCTCGGTTCTCAAGCACATGTTCTTCCAGAACATTTACAAGCTGACTTGCGCGGATTTTCTCCCGGATCATCTCCTGATGCCGGGGATTGAGTCTTGCTGCCATTTTGCCTTCCTCGCCATCGCTGGTGGAGGGGACTGACGAGGGCCAGTCGAGTGTGGATTACTTGCCGAGCTTTTCGAATTCAGCGTGTGATTTAGGATGCGACTCTTTGCGCACCGGATCGTCATAGCCTTTGCGGGCGACTCCATTCGCCTCACGGATTGCGGTTCCCTCATCCTCGCCGCGAGCTAGCGCGGAATCGGCCACGTCTGCCCACTGCCTCGCTCGCTTGCCTTTGGGGGGTACTGCGTGATTGTGACGATGGGCGTCTTTCTCCGTCCAGGGCATCTCATTTGCCCCCGAGCTTCTCGAATTCGTCATGCGAGCGCGGTTCACGGTGGTTGGCCTGATAGTGACCGCCAGTCGGGACTTTGCCGCGCTCCGATGCGCCCTTGTGCACCATGCCGGGGTATTTCTTCTCGACCTTCTCGCGCACTTCAGACTTGACGGCCGGGGAGCCGAACTCGCTGGCGCGCTGGAGTGCTGAGCGGGCGTGATTTTGGTCAGGTATGGGATAGCCGCCCTTTCCGCCAGACCGTTTCGACGGCACGGCGAAGTCGGACTTCGGCATGGACTTGCGTTCGGAATAGGTCAGGCGTGCCATTTGCGGGCTCCAGAAATGCAAAAAGCCCAAGCGAATTAACGCGTTGGGCTTGTGTTAGTGGCAATAAGTCGATTTGGCCATAGGTATCGTACCCTCTGCCGTCACCGTTTGCAATACCCGGCGCGCCCACCGCCTAGACACGGCGTCAACCACCGCGCATGGGCTTTGTCTCGCTTGCAGCAGACCTCGGGTACCGCCGCAGCGTCTAGCGCCGAACTCTTTGGGGCGACGGACGAGAATCGAACTCGTGATCGGAGGGCCACAACCTCCCGCCTTACCACTTGGCTACCGCCACCATCAGATATCGCCTTCAACCGCCTCGCGCCCCTGAACTGCTGGTGGCCCAACCAGCCGGATTACATCGTGCGGATTGCCCATGCATAGAATGATCCCTGCGGGGCGCCAGGCAATGAGATCGCTCAAGTTCACCCGCTGCCAATCGACGGCGAGAATCTGCGCCGGCTCAAGTAGGGCAATGACCTCCGCGATAGCTTCCTCTCGTCCAGCGTCTTTCCCCATCTCGTAGAGAACGTCGGCACCGCTCATGGGGCTGCCTTCGGCATCTCGCGCAGACGTAACACTACATCGCACGTCTTCATGCCGCCTCCAACGCCTCAAGGTGCTTTTGCATCAGATGCGCCACGCACGGAGCCGCTAGGAACGCCGCCCGAGCTGCCCATAGGATGGCGCGCCAGTAGAGATACACCGCGTCTGGGCTCATACCAAAGCGCTTGGCGATGGTTGCACTCGCATCCTGACCGCGGTACCAAGCATGCAGGAATTGGCGCTCTCGGTCCCTGAGGTCGCAGATGTACTGGTCTACGACAATAGCCGCATCATTAGGGAGCGGTGTAGCGAGTGAGCGGTTCTCCCCCCACCCTTCAGCCGGTAAGTCATTACCTACCGATCGGCTCCAGCGCTGGAACACCCTGTCCGTTGGCATCAGGTCAAGCTCGATATCGAGCCGAGATTGCCGGTTGGGATGCACGATGCGCGATGTCATGGCAACTCCAGTTTAGGTTTGGTCCAAAGCACGATATCGACACCGTACAGGTCGAGAACTTGCTTGCGCTTCAATCGGCCCATGGGAACGTCGTACCCCTTGCTGTCGCTGAATAACGGCGCTTGGCCGTCTCGCACGATCATCCAATCGACGACGTGTCGGATTCCGCCGGGTAAGTGAAACGGTACGGAACGCAGGAAGTAGCTGATCTCT